CCTCCATTTGAAATGGTTATAGAATCTACTCGGTCACCAGATGTTGACATAACAGCAGTACCAGTTGCTTGAATATCACCCGTGCTTTCAATAACAATATTTGGAACTGCGGTATAGTTTGTTCCGTTATTCACGACAACAACATCAACAACTGTACTGTTACTTGAGAACTCGTACAGATATCCATTTACACCAATATTAACATTATTTGTATTGAAAGGAACAATGTCCTTCAATACTAATTTTGATGAAGTAATATCCCAAGATACTACCGTTCCTTGAATACCTGAGATAGCACCAGTTACAACTTCATTTGTACTGTAGTTTTGACCGTTACCATTAGAAGCATCCAACGTCAGTGTCAAAAGAACAGGGTGTTCAACACCATCACTCAATCCACCTGCAGCAGTAATTGTGGCATATTTGAATGGTATATCTGCGTCTTTGATATTATCTCCAACTTGAAGTAATGTAGTATTTTGACCACCTTGAGTCTCTTCAATACCATACAATGAATCGAAAATGCCACCATCTAGACTGATTTGACTTGCATAATCTGTAGCAGTATTAATTAAATCTGCAATACCATCTCCTAAGAATGTTCCTGGATTCAAAGGATCTTCATTTTCATCATTATCCTCAAACGCTTTATCTACAAGTGCTCCAATTGGTACGGTTAATGTAGATATACTACTACCAACTTCATCAATGATTGTGTGTGGAAGAACACCCGTTCCACTACTATTTGCAACACCAGCATCAAACTGAACGATAGCATCAGTAGTTGAAGGGATTCCAGCATCAATGAATGCGAGTTCGTCTACTTCAAACGTAACTAAAAGTTCTCTAGTGCTAGGATCCCAATCATATACTTTAGCAATTTTATTATTAGCACTCTCAACCCTACGAATTACTCTATCACCAACACTAAACTTATAGTTGGAATCTCCATTAGCATCATTCTGACCGTCGTCTAATATAACTCTTTGGTCATATTTAAAATTAACACCTCTAGTAATTCCAGTAAATCTACCTCTACTTTTAGAAGTATATGAGATAGTTTCTTTATCGATTATGAGAGAACCAGATCCTGGATATGCATCTGTAGAAGAAACATAAACTGTAGTATCACTAGAACTGAGTGCTTTAGTCAGACCTGTCAAGTAAATATCAGAGGAGTTAAATGCCTGACGAGATCTGGTTTTACGCTTAAGATTTACAAGTCTAGTGAAGACAATATTTGGTGGGGAGGTATATCCTTTTCCAGGATCAGTAATATTGATACCAGTAATAGCACCTTGACTAATAACTGCTTCTGCCTTTGCGCCAAGTCCACCACCACCAGTCAAAAGAATATATGGTTCTGTCTGATAGAATTCACCACCATCAACAACATTAATTGACGTAACTTTACCGAGAGTATCAATTGATGCTGCACCTTCGGCATCTTGTCCACCACCTCCTTCAAAAATAAGGTTTGGTGGTGTTGCATAACTTCTACCTTCGTTTAACAACGATAGACCAGTAATAGTTTGAGTGACAGGAGTTGCTGCAGCACCAGTTCCTTCGCCCCCAAGAATAACTGCTTTTGCTGTACCGAAGAAGTTATCACCGTTTTTAGTCATCTTAATATAAGATACCGTCCCATCAGTATTAAGGACAATATCACCTTCTGCTTCAGTTGGGAAAACAGATACTTGTTCAGGAATAGCATCACCTTCAAATATAGGTGTTCCATAGTACTGAGGACCAATCGCATATGGATAAACGGGATTCCCACTACTATCCTCTGTCATGAAATATGCATAAGTACCATTCGGATATTCTGGGGTAACAACGTACTTACCATTATATTGGTCAAGATTGCCTACAGAAGAATCGTAGATATAGTCCTGAGTCAAATCACCAAGAATATATCCTTCATTAACAAGACGAGATCCATAACCAGAATTTGAATATGAGAAAGTATAAACAACCCTAGGTGAATTTACAGGAATAGTAATACGAACTTCTCTTGTCGTCGCACTAGCAAAACCGCCCAAATATGTGGCATATGGTGTTAGAACTCCATCCAAATAATATTCAACTAAACCTGAAGCATCATATAGATATGAAGTTGTTCCAATATCAAGTGAACTTCCTGTATTGTGCCAACCATCTTCAGTCAAGGAGAACATCAAGAAGTTGCCATTAGCAGTATTGCTAGCATCATCTTGATTGAAGATATAAGTTTTCCCTCTTTTCAGATTCAGTAATTCTTGTTCTTGTCCGTCAAAATAAAATTTAGAATTTGAAACAGTAACAGCATATGTTACAGTGCTCGCAGTTACAACCTCCTCTCTAGTACCAGAAAGTTCAGCAGTAGTTTTAAATCTAAACGAACTCGTCATTCTGCCGACAGTCCTGCCAGTAGTATATCCAAATGGTCCGTAAATAGGATATCCATCAAAAGACATACCAAGGACTTTTGAGTGACCATCTACATGACGAGATCTATCAATAGTGTTTGGATCGTTTGAATCGGTTTGATAATAATTCTTATAATAGTAGTTATTTGCATGTTCCTCTTCCTCTTCAATAGCAGGATCTAGATACATGTATCCTTCATCACCTTCATATCCTGACATATAACGATGAACTTTGCAGTAATAATAAATGCGATTATTTTCATCTGCATTCATAATGAAGAGTGGGTTAAACTCATCTTCATAATCTACTGCAGGTGCAGAAGATGCGCCTGTACTATTGTAATATAAAGTTCCGTTATTCAGAAGACCATCTTGGGTCGTACTGAATTGCATTGGATGACCTTGAGCGTGATGTGCTGACGGTTGATTTGTCGCATCAGTTTGATTCCAAATAATCAGATAGTTTCTTTGAACTTTAATATTTTCTGGGGCGAGATAATACACTCCAGGAATAAATGAACCAAACTCATGAGCATCAACACCAAAATCAATATAGAAGAGACCATTTGGGAATAGAATCGGGTCGCCATTAATTCTAAATGTGAATCCCGTAGATCCTAAAATAAAATCAGTTGTCTCAAAAGTCCCTACAACATCTCTTAAATAAATTCTAACAATCTGGTTCTGAGCATTTCTGACAATTTTTGCAATCTCTCCCGAAGAAGAACCGCCTACTTCATTTATCGTCCTACCAATTTCAATTGGATTTAGAGTTTCGTCTACATTATCGACGAAAAGCATGACATTATTAAACTCTACCTTAATATTCCAAACAAACTGCTCTAAAGACCCCCACTGAAATACGCCGTTAGGATTATCAAATTCATTAATTAATTTACTAGTCTGATAGTAATGAATCGAATTGTCAAGAATTACATCATTAGCGTCAGTATTTTTAACATAATCATATTTTACAGTATCAATAGAAAAGTTTGTTGGTGCATTGCCAAAAGTACCCCATTCTGGAGTATGTAATAAACCACCGTTTGCCAGAATTCCTAAAGATTTATTATTTTGAAAACTTCTAGTTCCTTCATAAGGAACATCTTTACCACCACGATATATAAAAACTTGGTCAAAAGATCTGTCTACAATATTTCCAGAACCTCCAGGTTGTGCCTCTTCTAATATCCAAGTAGGTTTAGGATTATTATCAGACTCAATACGAAGTCTATCATTCTTAACAGGAGGTGTACCAGAAGTCTGGAAGGTGCCTCTTGTCAATGAATTTGGATGATTTTGCCAGATTCTATTAACATCAAAAGAGTCTAAAACATTTGGTGTTTCAGACGTGGGAACAATTTTAAGTCTTAGAGGATCATACCCGCTACCCCTTTGAAGAACACGAACGTGAACAATTCTACCCGAATCTTCATCAATGATTGGATATAGCAGTGCTTCTTGAGCAGGAGTGCCACAACCATCGATGGTTAATCTTGGAGGGTCGGCAGGATCGTATCCAGTTCCACCACTAATTAATTCTACAGCGCGAACACCAAAAACTTCATCGAAGATCGGATTAATTTGCGCTCCTGATCCAGGTACGGTTCTTGTCATTTATCAGTTTACGACGGTAAAGGTGCCTTGCATCAATGAATGGAGAGTACACTGATAATACAGTGTATTCGGTGCATCCATTGGAATTGTCCAATAAAGAACATTGGTTATACTTCCACTCTGTCCATCAGTATACGGAGTGCCCGTCAGTCCTTGAGTAGATTGAATTCTAAAAGGATGACCACCACCTTCGACACTATTATCGAAGGCATATGTGAATCCTCTATGAAGATAGATAGTGGGATTTTGAGTAGCGATAGATGATCCAGGTCCTGCTATTGTATAGTAATTGGAATTATTTCCTGGAGGTGCTCCAATTTCATACCAAAGCATTGGACTGCGAGTTGGTATCCAATTAGAACCATTCCAATAGAGCATATCGCCCTGAGTAAGACCAGCAGTATCAGTATCAGTTAATGCTGCTAAAGTAGTAGTAAGAGTGCCACTGAAGTTTACAGTTAAAGTATCACCAACAACTGCTGTAGTAATATTAGTACCACCAGCAATAGTAAGAGTGTCTGTTTGACTGTTTGCAGTAGTAGTTCCCGAATCTGCAGTGACAGTCTGGAAAACATTAATAGCACTTACACCTGCTTGGTCATCTCCAGGAATCCAATTAGAACCATCCCACTTAAGAACTTGATTTGCTGTTGGTGCTGCTGTTGTGACATCAACATTACTCAAATCATCAATACTTGAATACTCAGTGAGAAGTTTTGCTCTAACATCACCAAGACCCCCAGCAGTGATATTAATGTTTACATACGGGTCATCAGTACCGTCTACAGTAAAAAAGTAACCAGGATAGGATGCTGCAGCAGGAGCATCTCCTAAAGTTGCATATTCGTTCTTATACTTTACGATTGTAGGAATGTCAACATTAGCACCAAATGTCGAAGTAATCGAGTTGGATGCTAATGTAATAACACCAGTACCGTTTGCAGCGACAGGAATATTACCATCGCTGGATGAAATAATTGAGTTTCCATTTACATCTAAAGCAGATGTAAGATTACTATAATCTGAAGGCAGGAAAGTAGATCCATTATAACGAAGAACCTGTCCTGCAACGGGGTTCAATGTATTAACAGTTAAACTTACTCCATTACCTAAAGCGGTATATAGTTCGTTAAAATTATCATTAATTTTATCACCACCAATACGGAGGGTATCCCCCGTATTGTCATTAGCAGAAGCTCCAAGGTTTAGTGCTTGTTTAGCCATTACTTACTACGTTTTTAGTTATTTATGCAATCTCTGGATCAATTAATTCCTCACCATAATCTGCGAGATTTGGTGCGGTCCAATCATCAGGAACTTCACTCTCAACAATGATAACTGGATTCTGATATCCAGAACCATAACTATTCAATTCAACACTAGAAATACCAACCAATGCACGGATGTTACCATCGAAACCAGAGATAGAATCGATTCTAACTGTAGGTCTGCTTGTATAACCAGAACCTCCAGAAGTAACCTGAACAGTACTAATAAATCCACTTGTGAGTGCAGATTGTCCGATAGCACCTTGACCAAAGACTGATCCAAGATAATCGAAGGTGATGAGTGAGTTGGACGATTCGATAACCGCGACCTCACGATCCTCAGTTTCGCCCTCAATCTCGATGAAATCTCCTGTTTCAATTGGTGGAACTACTTCAGCAGCATCAACGTCTGCTTCAGAACCAACATAAGAGAACGCGACGAATGTAGAATCTACGCGAGGAATTTCAGAGAAGATGATTCGCGAACCAACAATCTCAAAACCAACTCCAGGTTCCTGAACAACACCATTGAGAGAAACAATGATATTATTTTCAGGTCTAATCACAGTAGATTGAACACCTTCTGTCAGCGTGAGTGAGTAGAATACCTCGTTACGCTTGAGGTTAAATGACTGACGTAATGAATCAAATTCAAACGAGATATCATCCAACTGTCTCAACTTACCAATATAGAATCCAGTAAACGAGGACCCAAGTTCTGGTGCCTCAGCGAATTGAATTTGGTCGGAGAACGCTGTATATGCGTTAGTTGCTCCAGGAGGTTGAAGAATGCCGTTGACAAAAATCATCATATGTCCCTCTGGGTCGGGCAGATACGAAGTTCCATTTTCAATAGTGAGAGAGAAGGTAGTTTGTGTACCATCAAATCCTTTGGAGGATCTCTTCACGCGAGCTTTAAGGTCTACAATATCGGTGATAACTGCCTTATATGCAGAAGTTCCGATAATGGCATCTTTACTAGAGAATGCTCCAGCAATATCTGTAAGATAGACTCTCTTACTCAATCCTGCTGTTCTGATGTCTTGAACTCTAGCAGCGGCTGCTCCAGGAGTAACAACCTTTGTATTGATTGTCGCGAATCCTTGAGGGAAAATATCGACTCCATAATCTCCAATGTAATCACCATTTTGGAATTCTCCTTGAACCATTGTGATGTAGATGTAATTGTTAGCAAGATCTACTTCGGTGATAACACCATATACGTTGCTATCTTGAAGATTGTTAACAACCTTATAAATCCTATTTCCAACAATGAATACATTAGAAGTTGAGATGACTGAGACACCCAACCTGATATATCCATCAGATGCAATACGATCACCAACCGATATCTGAAGACCAGCAATTTGACTTACATCAATATACTGTCTGGACGATTCTGGATAGACTACCGAGTTTTTCTCAAAAGTGCCTACCAAACTCTCAGTATCAACTGTCAGAAGACCTCCAGTATTAGAAGTAACGGATGCTTCTGCTTTGATGAATGAAGTGGGTTGAGCAACTGCTCCAGAAGTATAACCAAGGAATTCAATATCCTGAACAAAGTCACCTTTAAGATCGATAATGTGAATACGATCTTCGATTGCACTGATTTGTGCCGTTGTTGAGTTTGTCGCTCCAACAATGAAGTCTGTAACTGCCCAAGGACCAGCAGTAACTTCGACATCGAGATACTTGAAGTTCTCATCTTCATAGAATCCATAAACTACACCAGTAATACTAGGAGCACCCTGCTTAGCGACAACTTCATTCATGGTGAATGGACCATCAGTAATATCGCCGTCTATACGGAATCTCCTGTAAACTTTAGCAATCAAACCTTCATTGACAGTGAGATTTGCAAGTTCGGCATTTGAATCGGAACTCAGACCATAGAAATAATCGGAAGAATTTAGTCCTCCAGTAATTCCTACAGGAATATCTCTATCACCGTAGTTTTTAGAACCGAAAGTTACTGCATTATATTGAGTGAGGTTTGTATAGTATGCATCATTAATGAACTGATTTTTAATTGTGCTAGTGCCATAACGAATCAATCTACTGATGCTTTCATTGCTGTAATTTCCATTAGCAAGAGCCGCTGCTGATGTTGGATCCTGGTAGAAAGAACCTACAGCAGCAATAGGGGAAGGAACAACAAGTTCATTAGAAATTGAAGCAACCATATACTCTCTTAGAAGATCTAACGCATATGTCTTAATGTTATATTCGGTATTTGAATAGAACAACTTACCAGACCCAGCAGTATAAGGATCAAGGAAACCAGCGTTGAGTTTAATACCCCAGAGATAGAAACCTTGATTTCCAGAAGCAGCAACAGATGAACGATTGTAGATAGCAAAGTCACTTTGAAGATTATCAATACCAAAACCGAAGGTAATTGTTGAGTATACACGGAACCAATCACCACCAACTGGTGTTACCCCATACTCGTTAAGAGTAATACCAGGACTTACAAACAATGTTCCTGTATCAACTTGACCTGTGGAAAGGTTGACATTGAAGTTAATATTCTTCGACTGATTATCCAAAGAAAGTTTGAAGTTGAGACTATCGAGTTCTGCTTTCTTGAAGAATGCCGACAGAGTAAATGTCTGCTGCTCAGTAATACCACCAAATCCAGTATCGAATGTTTCAGTACCACTATCAAATGTTACAGTTGAATTGTCAAAGGTTTCAAATGAAGTTAGATTAAAATCTCTAGTTAGTGAATGTACTCCAGTGCCTGTAGCATAAAGTTTTTCAGCAGTTTCTGTTCCATCAGGAGCACTTGTAACATTAGAGAAATAATTAACTAAGTTAGAAGTGTAATTTGACGAATTTAGATTTTCTGGATTAGTCCAGAGATTTGCGCTACTAACTTCTCCTGTGACTGGAGAACTAATTGCTCTTGCTTGAGAAAGAATCTCAACATTGGTAGGATAGATATACCAATCAAAGGAGTTGGAAACACCAGGGAAATATCCAAAGGGAGAAGTTGTAGTAGCAGCAGCATTTCCGTTAGCAGTTACTGAGACACTATTAGGTCCATTATCTTGAATCGTATTACCTTGACACAAGATAAGTTCGGTTTCAGTAACGTCTGCTGCAATAAATGGTCGTGTAGGAAGTGCAAAGAGTTTTTCTCCAATTGCTGTACTTCCTTTTGGATAAACAGCAACGCTAGACAATCTCCAATCAGAAATGTTTCCATTTGCATATTCTGTACTAGATGTACTAGCACCTACAACGAATGTGGTAGAACCATAGTTAGTTGCAACAGTTCCACTACCTTGCAGAATACCATCAATATAGATTGAAGTTTGGTTAGCACCAACTCCTTCTCTCACAACAGCAATGTGATACCATCTACCCCCAGAAACAGTAAGTGTGGTGTTAGTTAGATTAATAAAGTTACCACTACTTCCACCGTAGAAACCGACATTAGAAGAACCTGTTCCTACAAAGAACCCGAAGTTATTATCAGTTGATCCAGATAGATAGAAGTTGCTGTTTGTATCAGTACGACGAATCCATCCCTCAAGGGTAAAGTTGCTAGTTCCAAGTGCAATACCAGCAGCAGTCTGTAGATAGTCACCAGTTCCATCAAATGCTACAGATCCATATGCTGCAGCAATAGTTGCTGTTGCTGAACTACTTCCACCCGATAGAGTATTGGTAACCGCCCAAGCAGTGGATGAGAAGGGTCCCACATAAATTGTCTGATTATCTTTATCAAACTCAAGCACAGTCGCAGTACTACCATTGCTGGATGTTACTGTTTCTCCTGCTACAAAGTCTCCAATGATGCCAGAAAGTGATATTTCATAAGCAACAGTGGTATTTGAGGCACTTACATCTGTTGTGATACTATCTGCTGCAATATTATTTGCAGTTTCTTCAAGGAATGAATCATATACCCAAGAACCAGAACCAAACTGACTATCAATCTGTGCTCCAATTTCATCCTTATAATACTTAAGGTTGAAGTAGAAGTTCTTGGCAGCATTTCTAACTCCATTGCCTGCAGGTGCGAGACCATTAATGACAATATCAATTAGGTCACGAAGTCTCCAAACTGCTTGGTCGATATCGGTTGGAGTTTCGCTATCTCTATATGCAGTATTATCACTGTAAATCGCTGAATATTGCTGACCAGATACAGTTGCACCTGCATCATACAGGAGATTTCTGATTGCCTTTTCCCCAAGAGATCTAATCTGCTCGAATGCAAATACTGTAGGAAGAAGTTCTTCTTCTACATAATTCAGTTCTCCGTTAGCAGTTAGGTACAGACCCATGTTATCAACTGTACTATTATTACCACCTGTCTGTAGGTCGGAGATAATTGCAGTAATCAGTAACTTAATATCACGCTCACACTTAGCAGTGTCGTATGTATACGCTACTTGATTTGCGTTATCAACTTGATATGTCAAATATGCTGCAGTAAGACCTGTAATTTCTTCGGCAATATATTCGCGGTTGAAGTATAGTCTATCGCCAGCAATATTGAAGTCTTCGCTAGTTGGAGCGATAATATCATTGATGGTAGTAACTAATGTATCGATAGCAGATTGAACATTTGCACAGTTTCCTGCGTCATTAGTAATACCCCAGTCACCAACGATAATATTGTCGGTGTTATCGTATGTCAGATCACCCGTAACTGCTTGCTTAGCATAGTATGCAAGTCTATCATGAGCATATACAGACTGCCATACTTGCAAACGGATATGTCTGAGTTCGTCATTTTCACCAATATAGAACCTAGCAGCTTGGACAGTAAAGAAGTTTCCTCCATCATAGATATCTTTCGCGATTGCTCCTAAGATTAAACCTAAGTCAGTCTTACAACGAAGAGTTCCGTCAGTGCTAGCACCAGCGGCGTTTCTAGGCATGTCAGTAGCAAGATCTGGATATCTAGTAAGCATATCAAATGCTGCTTTATCAACAATAACCGAAGCGTTTGCATTGATAAGATTTGAAGCATCACGGAATCTTCCACGAGCAGAAGTGTCAATTCTATTGGTATATAAGATATCCGAAGCAGCACTGTGATATGTGGTGCTAAACGGAACTTCAAGATATGCATTAACAGTAGCACCAACGAACTCATAATTAGTAGTTACTTTAGTGATAGTTGCTAAGTGGTCTACAGGACTGCCCAGATTTGCTTGCTCAAGTGTATCCGTAAGGATATCTAAGAGATTACCAATCGTGGAATAGACATCGGCACAATCACCTGTAGTGTAATCAAGGACTGTGACAGCATTAGAAGTTGCACTTACAAATGTATGAACATATTGTTGCTCTGCTGGAGATGCACCAACATTTACAGTAAATGTATTAGTATCTGCTGCAGTGATTGCAAGAACTTGATTATATGCTCTAGTATCACTCTTACGAGGATGAATCAATTCTCTTTCATTACCATCACTCGTGCATGTGAATGTCAGTGACTCTGCAGCAATAGCGATTGTATTTGCT